GATGGGGTCCACATACCCCATCGGAAAGTACTGGCGTACTTGGCTGCGGGAGCAGCATGGGATCACCGAGCCCCCTCACTACACAGAATGGGAAATCGATTATGAAAAGGAAGCGATCGCGAAAGCGCGCGCATCAAAAATCCATACCCAACTATGGGCTAAGCGAAAGCGTAAACCCAAAAATCCGGTGGGGTCGTACACAGCCGCGGAGCTTGCTACTTGGCGCGATAAACTCAATCGCACGAAGTCTGCCCAAGATCGCAAGACCGGCGCTGACACTACCGAACCACCGACAACAAAGGAAACTCCATAATGCTCAGACTCCTGTTAAAACTACTGACCGCCTATATCCTGCTAAACCTCTTCCTACTCACTCTGATAATCGTCGGAGTGTATGTGGAAAACGAGCAGCTCGAAGGGCGGTCCTCCTACATCTGGGAAAGGTCTCCCGCCCAGGCGGAGCCCCTGGCCCCTATAAACAACGATCTACATTGAGGTGTAAATAATGGTAGCTCCAGTTGCAGCAGCAGCAGCACCCAGCATGCTATCCACTCTCGGCCCGTCCCTAATCGGTGCCGCGGGTTCAATCGCTGGCGGCCTTCTCTCCGGAGGCGACGATGCCAGGGATATAAACAACCGCAACATCAAGATCCAAAAGCAATTCGCAAAGAATCAAATCCAATGGAAAGTAAACGATGCAAAGGCTGCCGGGCTTCATCCGCTGTTCGCGCTTGGTTCAAGCACAAACTTCAGCCCAGCGAACGTAATGCCCGGTCAATCAAATATGGGAAGCGCGGTAGCGGACGCCGCAAGTCATATCGCTAGAGGGGTCGAAAAGACAAGTGCACAGCCCCTCGCCTCGGCACAGCTAAGAAGCATAAATGCATCTGCCAATCGGGACGAAGCGCAAGCCGCTCTAGCCAACAGCGAAGCACGGCGCATTGAACAAACAATTAATAATCAACAGGACACAGCTGGCCCAGCTGTTAACGCAATCACCGCACCCGTAGGTAAGGTGCAGGTACAACCTTCAAAAGTAATATCACGTTCGAAATCAGACTCTTCTCGAACAGCCGGGGATACACCGGCATGGCGGAAAGCGGAAGTCCTCCCGGGAATGTTCGTGGACGTTCCCTGGTCCGATGAAGGAATCTTCGAGGGCATGGAGGGAATACTTCCAGGCGCCGCAACACTGCTTCGTAATCTGTGGAATATGTCCGCAGAGCAGCGAAAGTGGCTGTCAAAACAGCCGAAAATGCATAAACGCATGAAAAATCTCCAGCAGTACATGCGTACCCTTAAACGCAATCCGACAAAAGGTGGTTTCTGATGAGAAGGAAATACAAAAGTGGATACAAAAGTATCCGGCGTACCAAAAAAGGCCGCGCTGCTCGTCGTCGTGTCACTAATAAGCGCGTGCGGTTATCTCCCGGCAAGATTGGCTTCAGACTTTAGGAACAGAATCAATGAAACGGTACAAACACTCGCTATCCAACCAAGTGCTGACAACGGCGAATATGGGCCAGCTGATCCCTATTGGCATCAGGGAAGTATTGCCAGGGGACACAATTCAGCACCATGTCAATGTGCTGTGTCGTGTCGCTCCAATGGCAGCTCCTGTCATGCATCCAGTGACGGCACGGGTTCACCACTTCTTCATACCGACCCGGCTGGCCGCTGACCAAGATCCAGACGGTTTTGACTGGGAGAGTTTCATCACCGGAGGTGAAGATGGAAACGATGCACAACTTATCCCAACGCTTACGACCACGGGTGTGGCCAAAGACCTGCTGGATTACCTTGAGATTCCACCAGTTGCCGGCGTTGAAGTTAACGCTATGCCCGTATGGGCATTCAATCTCGCGTTTAACGAGTTCTACCGCGATCAGGACCTCGTGCCTAAAAGAGATATCGACGATCTTACAATCCCGCAAATTGCCTGGGAAAAGGATTATTTCTCTTCCGCCAGGCCCTGGACCCAGAAAGGGTCCGATGTAACCCTTCCACTAGGCGAGAAAGCAGCGGTGCACGTAGCGGAAAGCACAAACTCGAATAAAGCGCTTTCGCTCTATGTCGACCAGGAACAGGCACTAAGGCAGATGAACAGTCTGGACGGATCCGTTCCTGTATTTGCCGGCGGGGCTCCCGGAACAGAGGGTACATCCCTATATGCGGATCTAGCTGAAGCGATAGGAGCAAATGTCAACGATGTACGACGCGCCTTTGCAATACAGAGGTATCAGGAAAACCGTGCTCGATACGGTTCCCGGTACTCTGAATACCTCCGCTTCCTTACTGGAACTACGCCGCCTGACGGCCGCTTACAGCGCCCAGAGTTCCTCGGGGGCGGAAGGACCCAGCTCAACTTTTCTGAGGTTATGCAAACATCTCCAACTTATGACAACGAAGGCACAGCAAGGGAATACGGAGTAGGTGACCTTTATGGTCACGGTATCGCAGCAATGCGATCAAATGCTTATCGGCGCACAATGCCAGAGCATGGTTTCGTCATCACTCTATTCTCAGTACGTCCCAAAGCAATCTACACAAATGGGATACATAAGATGTGGCTCAAACAGCATAAGGAGGATTATTTCCAGCGGGAGCTCCAGCACATAGGTCAGCAGGAAATCCTCAACAATGAAATATTTGCGGACGCGGCGTCTGGGGACGAGACTTTCGGATATCAGGATCGATATAGCGAATATCGTTCCCAACCCTCGAAAGTTACCGGAGAATTTCGAGATACACTCGACTACTGGCATCTTGCTCGCCAGTTCTCAACAACTCCTACGCTCAATCAGAGCTTTGTAGATTGCGTTCCAAGCAAGCGTATCTTTAACGAGCAGACACAAGACAGCTTATGGATAACGGCGCAACACAAGTGTGTTGCTCGACGTCTGGTGTCCCGTAATGCAACTTCGAGGATTTACTAAAATGACAGCAGCAAAACAAACTCATCAGTGGTTATCTCCACGTCAGAGGATCAGGGAGCGTCCAAGGGACTATGAGGAACATGATTTGGACCCCGTAGAGGTCCCAGGGGGCCGCGAGACGCCCTTAACGCTCCGGGAGGAGCTACAGCGTTACATACGCCAAACAATCTCCCAGGCGGCAGTACAGAACGATATGCCCTCCTTCGAAGAAGAGGACGATTTCGAAGAAGAGGACGATTTGGGAGATCTTCTGAGTGGACACGAAGTAATACTGCTACAGGATGAGGCGGAATCGGTCACTCTGGACGGTGAACCGACTTCGGAGGATCTACCTCCGGATACAATAGTATCCAAAGAAACTCCACCAGCGGACTCCCCAGAACCTGGGGCCCCTCCAGATCTCCAAACTGCTAAATCTTAAATGGAGGAGTGGATACAATAGTATCCAAAGAATGAAAAAGGGACTCGCATAGTCGAGTCCCTTTTTTTGCCCTGATTTGCAGAAACGTGCTACATTAACTATAATACTTGATATGTTAATGTCACTGCACGTAGGGCAATCCCAAAAACAGTCAATTTGAGGGGTTCCACGTGGAACACGGCAACATGAAATGCGGAGCATTAATCAACGTCAACGGTCAAGAAGTTCCCTGCGGAAGGTGTATGCCCTGCCGCATAAACAAGCAAAAATTCTGGACAGGTCGAATACTATTGGAGGCCGCTCATGCAAGTAATACATCTTCCTTCGCAACACTCACATACGCTGACGAGTTCTTGCCAGCGTCACACTCTGTCTCTCCTTCAGAAGTCCTTGGATTTATTAATCGAATACGACACCGAACTGGAATCGGACACATCCGATATTTCGGTGTTGGTGAATATGGCACGCAGGGCGAACGACCTCATTACCATCTGGCACTCTTCGGAGTTCCTCCGGAGACCTTCGAATCTCGTTTACAATCCGCTTGGACGAAGGGTTTTACGCAAGTTGGAACAATTGAACGAGGTTCAGCGCGATATATATCGAGTTATACGCTTAAGAGAATGACAACGATGGACGATGAACGGCTCGACGGTCGTCACCCTGAATTCTTCCGTTGCTCAAAAAGGCCCCCACTGGGGGCCCAAGGCATGGCACATATCTCCTCTCTCCTTCAAACAAAAACCGGTGCTAGAGGCCTTGCTAAAATGCAGGACGTCCCGTCCAGTTTTAGAATGATGGGGTCCACATACCCCATCGGAAAGTACTGGCGTACTTGGCTGCGGGAGCAGCATGGGATCACCGAGCCCCCTCACTACACAGAATGGGAAATCGA